CTCTAATTTCTTCTAGTTTCTCATGTTCAGAATTTCTGTTTTGTAACTGATCGGTAATAGTTTGAATTTCCGATTGTAGATCTCTTGACTGTCGCTGCAGTCCAGAAATTCTAGTATTGTTTTGAGAAATGCCATGCGTTAGAGAAGTAACCTCCTTTGTTAGATTAGTGAATTGAAGCTCTCGGTTTTCTTCTTCCTTTATCGACTCCTCCAGTTTTTGGAAACCTTCTTTGAGTTCCTGCAGCTTAGATTGAGCTTCAACTATTCTATCTAGGCGAAAACTTTCTTCAATTCCTTGCTTACAGGTAGGACAGACCGTATTCTCTTTAAAAAACTTATGATTTTCGGTAAGAGTTGATACTTTTTGAGACAAAGTGCCTTTAATATTACCAAGTTGTCTCAACTTTTTGTTTGCATTAGCAAACTTAGAAACATCTTCTTGCTTACCATCAAGATCACGATTCAAGTCTCTGTTCTTCAACATCAACTTTTCAATGTCACAATCAATCTCTTTGATCTTAGAATACTTACGATTGATGGTTTCCATTCCACGTGCTTCCAGATCTTCAATGAAATGCTCCTGCATTTCAACTTTATCCTTGGCAGCATTCTTTTTGACCTCAAGAGATCTAATGCTTTCTTTGTTCTGACGAATATCCTCTTTGATGAGATTGTTCATCGCAGAGAATACACGAATATCAAGCAAATCTTCAATCACCTCACGACGATGTGATGACTGAAGTTGCATGAAAGGAGTGAATCCAGCAGAACCCAAAATCACAATTTGAGTGAAAGACTTGTAGTTCAGTTTGAGAATGTTCTCTTCAAGGATCTTCTGATTAGCACGATCATCTGCTTCTTTATGAAGCATCTCACCATTTACAATGATATCAAACACATTAGGTTTGATACCACGACGAACAGTGTATTGTTTTCCACCGACTCTAAAATCAATCTCAACAACACATCCTTTCTCATTGGTAGAGTTTACCAACTGAGGTTTATTAATTTTACGGTATGGTTTATTAAACAGAACAAAACACAATGCGTCCAGAAGAGTAGACTTGCCTGCACCGTTTGTTCCAACGATTAGATTAGTTACATTATCAGTAAACGAAATCGTAGTTGGAATATCTCCAGTGCTGAGAAAGTTTTTCCAAGTAATTTTTTCAAACAGAATCATCTTTTTCTTCGGGTGGGATCACAATGTCTTCTGGACCAATCACAGCATATTTGTAATTATAAGCCTGACATGCTTTTAAAGCAAGCTCATCATCAACTTCAACTACTGATAGTTTATTATGCTTTTCCTTATTTTCACGTAATAGCATCAAATACCTTTCAGCATCCTCTTCTTCCTCAAAAAGAAAAAGGACGTTATCACCTTCAGCATCTGCTACTGCATATGCTCCAGAAGCATTTTCCGATGCTAGTAAAAACATTACTCTACTTCACAAGCCTCCCTATAGATTTTCTCAAAAAGTTTTTTAATGATGGATTTATCTAGTTCAGTTTCAGACTCATCAATATAACGATTCAAGATAGACATCGTATTCTCAGACTCTTCTACCTCAAAGTCATCATTCTCTTCAATGGCAAAGTTCTCAATGACTTTGACTTCTTCAGCAACAGAAGAAATCTTGTCAACAAACTTCTCAAAGTCCTTGGGATTTGACTTCTGACGAACAATAATTTTTACAATTTTGCCAGAATATTCGGTAGCATCGAACAATTTGTACGATGTGTCCTCATAATACACGTTGTAGAACATCCTGAATGGATTATTGACTGGTGTATGTTCTAGGGTTTCGGTATCAAAGATATGGAAACCTCTGTTGTCATTCACATCGTTCCAATACAACTCATAAGGATTACCAAGATAGAAAACCTTACCGTCATCAGAACGAGTGTGATAATGACCAGAGAAGACTTTTTTGAAACTACCAATCAGTCTGGTATCGTCTCTTGCTTCCTGCTGAACGTGCCCTCTATGTGCTCTGAAACCATTCAGTTCAAGGTGACCCATGGCAATCTCGGCAGTGCTGTTATCAATGGCACTGTAGGTCTCTTGACGATTGTCATCATTGATCCATGGAAGGAACATGATCTTCCTACCATCAATCACCTTCTCGGAAGCAGAAGAGATAACCACCACATTACTATACTCTCGTAAGAGTAAGTCCACTGTGTTAATGTCGTTAGTGTTCTTGTAGTAGGCAGTATGATTACCCACAACCGTGTACACGTCCACTCCCATATCTCGCAGACGATCGTAGTAATTCTTTTTAGCCCACTCCAGAGACCAGAGATCAATAGACCTGCGGTTGTCAAAAGTATCTCCCATATCGATGACACATCTGATAGATTCTCTTTCAAGAGTTGGAAAAAATACTTCATTGTAGAACTTTAAAAAGTATTCGTGAAAGAACTTACTACCTTTTCTGGCACCGAAATGCTGGTCAGTGATAATGGCACACTTCATTGACGGTTCAACTTGTAGTGAATCTTTTCTTTGATACTATTATAGTCGGAAGATGTGCCATTTGCACCATCCTCAACGACCATGACTTGATCGTATCCAGTCTTTTCAATAATTTTAGTTTTAATTTCCAGTTGCTTCTTCTCTTTCTGAATCCTTCTCAGAAATGCGTAGTGAATAATCTGAGTGAAGTAAGCAAAAGGATTTGAAGATTTTGCAGGATCAAAATTGTGAATGTATTGAACACAGTTTTCAATACCATCCGAAATCATGTCCTCACGGAACATGTAATTGACAAAGTTTGGTTTATAAGACAAGTGAGTGGCAATCTTCAGGAAGCATTCACCAAGGTAATTTGTGATCTTTGGTTTACCTTCCCAATACTTTGCCCTTTCTTCCTTTGGTTGCTCTTTTAAATTTTTACCAAAATTTTTTTCATATGACTTTTCAACTTTAGTTCTATAAACAACCAGTGCTTCCAAAAGTTCTTTATTGTTTACATAATGCTCAGATCTTTCTCTTGTAGGCATAACATTTTTTTAAATTCTGTTTGATTGTCAACATTATACCACAAAAGTAAGGCTTGACACAACTACGTTTCTTGAGTAGAATCACCCTTGTGGTGGTTGTCAGAGACATCTAGCTTATATATTTCTTCTAATTTAATTCTGGCTTCTGCTACAGTTCCTAAGTAACCCATCTTTTTATCTGGAGTTACTTGACCATTTTCATTTCCTAGATCATCATCGTCTTCGTCTAAAGAATCATCTAGGAATTTTTTATAGAATCTGATAATTTCTTTATTAGTAATTTCTGTGATCGTAACTACTTTATCCATGCTCACTGTGTAAACATCTTCATCAGGGATTTTCATCCAAGGTTCTACTTTTACACCAGAAGTTAATCCTCTTCTCACTATTTTCATAATGACAGGATTGCAGAGAATTACTACATTATTGCCATTTGAATCAGTGTCAAGAGAAGCAATAGAGAAGATTTCTTCTCCTGTTACTAACTTTACTACGCAATAGAATTCATCTGTCATTTTCCCTTTAGTGTGATGTTTACAAATTCATAGTTAAATTCCTCTTCATTGTAAATCTTGATTCTTTCAATGAGATGGTTGAGTGTGTAATTCTTTCTTGTCTTATAACTACAATCATCGGCAATGTCATAAAGAGTAGCAGTGAACTTGTTGCTACCTTTACGAAGAACCCTACCAATAGATTGAAGGTTTCTAACTCTTGATTTGCTTGGTGAAGCAAAGATAACGTTGTGAAGGTTCTTGATATTGATGCCAGTAGAGAAGGTGCCGTATGAAGCAATAATGATTGCGTTGGACTCAGCTTCGGTAATAGATCTTGCTCTTTCCCTTTCTTCTACATCAACACCACCATGGATGAAGAAAACTTTTCTATCTTCTTTTACATTGCTATTTATCATATCGTATAGTATCTGCCCATGAGTCTCTACCCTTGAGAACAGCACAAGAGTATTTCCCTTGAGATCACAGGCAAGATTTTTGATGAAGTTATTCCTCTGCTCATGAGAAATGAGATACTGAACTTCATCTTCATAGGTATCAAACTTCTGAGGAGTATGCTTCAAGATCAGGATCTTGGCATTGAAGTTAGCAAGATATCCCTTCTTAATCAGTTCCTCTGTTCTGATGATCTTGTATGCTGGTCCAAACAGTCCCTCTAAGACCCACTTATGCGTCTGTGTGCCGTCTAAAGTACCAGTGAACCCATATCTATACTTCGCATCGCATAACTTCGTCATGATGCTGATTAGGGACTTAGATTTGAATAGGTGTGCTTCATCACCCATAACCACATCAAACCTTTCAAAGAAGGACTTGGGTAACTTATAGATAGATTGCCAGGTAGTAATGACTACAGGAGCATCAGTATCCTTGTCTTTGCCACCATAGATTTTGTGACAGTTAGCAGATGCATCCCACCCATAATCCTCAAAGTCCTTATACATTTGCTCTACCAGACTTGTCGTGGGTACAACTAGCAGGGTATTTCTATTGTGAGCTGTATGATATCTCACGAGAGAGTAAATCATCAGAGATTTACCTGAGGCAGTGGGAGATATCAATAATCTTCTATTGTGTTTTAGAGCATCGTATACTCCCTCTATTTGATACGATCTAGGTTCGTGACTACAGATAGACTTCATGTAATCACGAACACCTTCCTGGGAGATCATCCCATTCTCTTCAAAAGGTAGACCGTAGTATTTGTTGTCCTCAAACTCATACTCATATCCCATCTCCTCACAGAACTTGACAACCTTGTGA